GATAACAGCCTGCTGGAATTGTGTTTGGGTGGGGTAGCCACCGTATTTCATTCCGTAACCCGACGATGGGCCACCGATGATCTGCGTCAACATCCCACGCGCTGTTGTGCCGGGGATCAGACCGACAATGCCCGGTGTGCGACGGGTGAATGTGTAGCCTCCACGGTCGCCGGTGTCTGTTCCTTGATCTGCGACGCGTCGAACATCTTCAATGGTGACGCCTCGAGGGCCGGTGCGAGGTGCCATTAGCGTCCCTGCCTGACTGTGATCGGTGTGAGACGACGCGCTCTCACGGTCTGTCCACCTGCTCGAGTTCTGAATGCAGGTTGGTCGATGACATCGGCGCTGGCACGATACGCAGGTGACGCCACATACGGCTGATACGGGACTCGGGCTGGTGTGGGTGTCGTCGGATAGATAACTGACGGTGCGCTGGAGCCACCACCACCGGTCGACTGATTCTCAAGAGCGGCAGCAGTCAACAATTCCGGCAGCCCCACCCAATAGTCCTGCAATGCTTGCGCCTGCGACTGGGCGGCGTTCATCGCACCGGCGTACCCACGATTCCAAACATCTTGATAGTCGGCAATGTCGCCACCGTATGGGGCGAGACGCTTGTTGACGAGACCCTGCTCGTAGGCGTTCTGTTCGGCTGCTTTCTTCTTGGCTTGCTGGTTGCGGTATGCCATCTCGAGAGCAAGACCGCCGAGCGGAGTGTCGAATCCTGTGCCCATTACTTGCCTGCCAATGCGGCGAAGTTGATGCCCGGTGGGAGATAATGCCGTTTGCCGTTGGCATCGGTAATCCATTTGCCACCGGCTGGCTGTCCAGCGGGCGGCGGGTCGTCCGGCGAGCCGGTCGGAAGCGGAGTCGAGGAGGCCTTCGGTGGGTTCGCCGCCTGAGCTTGAGCCAACGCTGACGCATAATCAAGTTCAGCCTGGTTGATTGCCTGCTCACCGGCCATGCTGGCACGAGCACGGGCAGCCTTTTCTTCGGCACCCAACGACACTCGAGCGGTGTTCGCTTCGCCGGAACGTAGAATCCCTCGAGCCTCTAGGTTGCCTTCGAGGTTGCGGGTGGCGTCGTAATACTGGCGGCCGATGTCAGCAAGGTTGGCTTGGGTGGATGCTTCGGCTTGGGCGCGCGCAAGATCACGCTTCTTTTTCGCCAATACGGCTGAAGCGAATCCGGGTCCAAGATCGGGGTATGAAGCAGCCATGTGTCTCCTGTAGACCTACGGCTATCCGGCCTTCGGTTTGCGTCGTGACGGGATTTTAGCAACCGACGGTGCTGGTTTCGGGGAACTATGGGCTGATCCGTTGATGTGCTCGGACAGTTCTGAGCGCACCTGACGGATGTCCTTACGGATTTCGGATGACACCAAGTCGAGCCGATCTACGACGGTGGCGTGGTCGCGCTTGTTTTCTCGACGCCCTTTCTCAACGAGGATGCCAACGACGGCAAACGCTCCCGAAATGAGGGCGACGAGAACGGCTTCCATTACGGCTCCAAGATGTCCTTGAAGATGGCGTCGATCTGCGCTTTGCTGGAATCTGCGATAGCGGGGCTGACCTCGAGGTGGGTCCAGGTGGCGCCGGGGGAGCCGATGGTGTTCTTGTCGTACACCTTCCAGCCTGCTAGGAGGCCGCCCTTGTCTCGGTCGCAACGGTAGCCAGCTCCGAAACCCTTTGGGTTGGGTAGGAAATTTCCGGCGTAGTCGTGGATTTCTTCGATGCCCAGCTTGTCTCGATGGGTGTAGACCCAGTCGATGGTCTTTTTGAGGGTGGCGGGGTCGCCTCCCAAGTCCATCGCCCGATAGGTGGCGTGAACGGATTTGACGCCCGGCTTGCCTCGGACATCTCGATCTGAGAACACGCCCAGCCCTTTGAGTCCGAACAGGAACTTCAGCCAGTCGTAGACGGCCATAGTGCCTTCACGGCGGGCCGCATGGACGGCGTCGGTACTTCCGGTGTACGGGCGTGTCATAGCCCGTCACACTAGCAGTTAGGAGCCGATGCGCTCCATCTTGAACGCCATCGCTTCGACCAGCATCGGGTAGATGCCTTCGGGGAGTAGCGGCTGAAGTTTGGTCAGAAGGTCGTAGGCAATCTGCTCGGCTCCCGTCGTGGGCAGGATTGCGTCCGATTCCGGTGTTTCGTTCTCGCCGGGGATGTCCGGCGGGAGGTGCTCCACAGGGATGCTGAACGTGATGGTGGCTTGAACAATCGTTGACACGGCAGGTGTCCTTTCTTATTCGTTGTCGTCTTCGGGTTTGCGCTTGTTGATCGCCCCTCCGGCTGCGAGGCCGGTCATGGCTCCGACGATGCTGAAGATCACCGGCTCAAGAATCTTGAGGAAGGCGGCGTCGTTCGGAGATTGTTCTGCTGGCTGATACACGAAGATCAGCGAGTAAAGAAGGGCGAGGATGGAGACGCCGAGAACCCCGGCGAGGGTCATGATGAGGATCGCTCGAGTGCGCGCCTCAATCTCGTCATTGGTCAATTTGCGTCGGCGGGGGCGCTTGTTGATTTCTTGGGTCATCGGCGGGGTTCCTGTATCGGTCGGAGCATTGGCTCAATGTCAGGCAGGCTAACATCAAGACGGCTGTGGTGACCAGTCTTTGGTGTCGGCTCATGCCCCACAGTCTACTTGCCTTGCTGTTTCGGGTTGGCTGCGTGTCGCAGGTCAAGGATCAGAGCGTACAGCTCGTCCTGTTCGGCTTGCCCTTTCGGGATGACCCGCTCGAGCCATGCGAGGGTCTGTTTGAGGGTGGACAGTCGGACGGTGCGTTCGGCTGGCGCCTTACTCGTCATAGTCGTCATCTTCGTACTCGTCCTCATCCTCGTCCTCATCGTCGTCAATGTACGGATAGTTCGAAGACCAGTCGGTTTCGACGTCCGATTTGACGAGTGTCAGAAGTCCCGAGGTGACCCACGGCGGCTGGTCTGAGTCGGTTAGCACGATGATTTCTCTCTTTCCGTCAACGGTGATGACATCCACTATTGAAATCGCATGGCAAGGGATGACGTCCGGCCAGAAGGCTTGGATCACCGGCGGCACACACTCTTGTGCTGATACGGCATGCCGGTCGATGCTCACCATTTCTCCCTCTTGCGATCATGGCAGAACACCGGCGCTTGGAGCGTGATGTTGTGCTCGGGAGTCACGATAGCAAGAGCTTGTTGCGGTGGTTCATGCCCAAAGTTGGAAACCCAAGCGTATTCGTCTGTACCTTTGGTACTACCGTTGACGATTAGTCCGGGGGTTTGGATGAGCTGGTGCCAATGCCCCATCCACAGGGTGTGGAACGGGGAGCCGATGTCCATTGCTCGCTGGGCTTTTCTGGCTCGCATTCGCATGATGGGCGGCCAAATACCGCCGATACCGCCTCCACCGTGCGCCTGGTCGCCGTGGGTGAGGAGATGCCCCCAACCGTAGATGGGGACGATGACATCGGCGTTTTCGGAGATTTGGAAGGTGAACCGGCGGTCTTTGCTGAAGTGCCGTTCGATCATTTTGCCGAGCAGCCAGTCAAAGTTTGTTTTGGCTCGCAGTTTGGCTCGAGGTTTCCGGCTCATGCGACCGTGGTTGCCGATCACGCAGGCCACATGAACTTTGCCGAATTCGTCTGCTAGCAGGGACAATGCGGCTCCGATTTGTTCTGCCCAATGGAGCAGGGAGCCGAGGATGGTGTCTTCGTTCGTTTGGGCGAGTTCTTCGTGGATGTCTCCGGAGAAGATGTCACCGCCCAGCATGACAACCACCCCATCGTAGGTGACCCCTGAGAGATAGTTGCGGGCGATTTTGATGGCGTTCTGCGACCAGGTTTCCAGCCGGATTTCGGCTATCGCCCGGTTGTAAGCGTTGAGGCCGCCGACTTCCTCGGGGAGTACCACCTCATCAAAGTGGGTGTCTGAAAGGATCAGAGTCAGGGTGGCGTGTTTCTTTCGGCTGGACGGTTTCGCCACTAGCCATTTCGGCGGCTCCAAATTGAGGGTTGTGGTGGCATCCACAATGTCGAGCGCCTTCTCGAGTTCGGTGACCCGCTCAAGCAGGTTGGCGTTCATTTGGTCTGCTGACTGCCGTGCCCTGCGAGCCTGCACCAGCATGGCTCTCAGTTTTTCGGTGTCGTCGTTGAAGCCTTCTATCTCGTCACTTAGTCCCACAGAGGCACTCCCCTCGGCGGTGGCGGCTGATCGTGTGATCGGATACCTGGAAGCCTCGAGCTGCGAGCGCCCGTCGTATGGCGGTGGTGCGGATTTCGGTGTCGTTCAAAGCGCCGGTCAGGTCGGCTTGGTCGGCTGGCTGAAGGCTGTTGTAGACGGCCACCAAGCCGCACGGTGGACCTTTGGCGCTGTTGTTTTGGGCGACGATTTCTCCCATAAGGGAGGACGGTTTGGCAGGCATTTCCCCTCCTGTGGATTAGTTGTGGGGAACTTTACCGACCTTAGGCGTCGGCTTCAAGCACCTTGAGGATCGTGGCGGCTTTGGTGCGCTCGACCTTTTCGGCTCGGAGGGCGGCTTCGCATTGGTCTCGGTACAGCAGTTGGGATAGGAGTTCGACGTCGTTGATGTCGGCCAGTTCGGCGGCGGCTTCGTGGTGGTCTTTGCGGCCTTTGAATTGGGCGAGGTGGGCAGGCCATTCGGTCGGGAGGGAGGCGAGGATCATCTCGTAGAGGACAATGTTGTCGTCGTATTGGGCGACTTCTTCGCGGCGCAGTTCAATGGCGGTGGGTTCAGTCATGGCAGTCTCCTTTGGTTCGAGGTTAGCGGAAAGCGGCGCTGTAGCCGGTGCCGTTTGGCAGAGTGCTGGGGTCGGCGTATTTTGTTCCAAATCCAGCCGACCACGGATAGACGGAGATGTATGGGGAAGTTGAATGTGCGATGGCAACTAATGTGCCTGATGAATTGAAAGCCACCCCTCGCCCGGTGCCAGTCGGAAGCGTTGATGGATTGGCGTATTTCGTGCCGAATCCACCACTCCACGGATAGGCGGTCACATAGGGGCTGGTTGTGTGCGCCACGACAACATGGTTCCCATCTGGGCTAAAAGAAATACCGTTCCCGGTGCCGGTGGGCAATGTCGCTGGGTTGGCGTATTTAGTTCCCCATGCACCGGAAAAGATGTAGTTGGCGTACACATACGGAGAGGTTGTATGGGCGACCGCAACGTAAAACCCTGTTGAGTGAACACCGTTACCGGTGCCCGCCGGAAGTGTTGTTGGGTTGCCTATTTTTGTTCCGAAGCCCGATGACGACCACGGATAGGCGGTCACATACGGGCTGGTTGCGTGAGCCACAACAATTTCGTTAGTCGTGAAATCAACACCGTTTCCGGCGGTGCCTGGGAGTGTTGCGGGGTTACTGAACTTGGTTCCAAAACCTGACGACGACCACGGGTAGGCAGAAACATACGGTGATGTTCCATGTCCAACGGCTATCTGTGCGCCATCGTTTGAGAACGCAACACTATTCCCGATGCCAGTTGGCAAGGTTGCCGGATTGCTGTATTTCGTTCCGAATTCGCCAGTCCAAGCGTAAGCAGAGACATACGGTGATGATGAATGAGCGACAGCAACATCAGAACCGTTAGGAGAAAACGCCACGCCAAATCCTTCTCCAATGGGCAATGTGGCTGGATCTGCATACTTTGTGCCGAAACCTGCCGCCGCTGAAAACGGATACGCGCTGACAAACGGGCTTATGTTATGTGACACAACGAGAATTTCGGCGTTGACGAGGATGCCCGAAGCGTCGACAAGTGAGTCGCTTTTGTACGGTTTCGTGATGCTGGATTTGGCTGCCGCAAAGATCATGTGATTTCGGTGCCGTAAGCGTTGAACGTCAGGTTCGTGGAAGCGGATCGGACGGTGATGACGTCGGTCGTGGCGAGGGTCAAACCGAACGTGAACGCGAGCAGGTCGTTCGCTGCGATGGCGGCGTCATAGACGATGTAATGCTGGTTGGCGATACTCGCTCCCGCCGGTCGAATGGCGATACGGAACGTGGTGGCCGACGACCCTCGGTTACAAGCCGTAATCGTGGAAACCACCGTCGAGGTGGACGACGGCACCGTGTAGAGCGTCGTATCGGTGTTTGCGCTGGTGATGGCGACTTGTCCGAGGGCTTTGTAAGCGTTGGGCATCTCAGGCTCCCATGAGTAGGAACACGGTTTCTAGGCCGGTTGTAGCGGTCGAACTGCTGGTCGTTGGCACGAACTTGGTGCCGTTGTAGGCGAGCACCTGGTTGGTGGTGGCTCCGGTGGTGTCAATCTCAATGCCGTCCACGGTCAGGACGCTGGTGGCGGTGGTGCCCGAAATGGACGCCGAGGCTGCCCCAATACTGGTGGTGGATGTCAAAGCGTTCGCAGAGATGGTGCCGGTAGCGGTGACAGCAGCGAACTGGGGGCTGTCCGTGATGGCGACAGCCTGACCGATAGCAACCGTCGGTGTTGAGCCTTCGCCGGTCCCACCGGTGACCGTGACGCCTGTTCCAGCGGTCAATGTTTGAACGTAGTCACCAGTCGTTTTTGTGCCGAGAGCGATGGAGTCGTTGCCGATACGGGCCGCGTCAAGGGTGCCGGTTGTGATGTTGCTGGCGTTGATGTCCGTGATCTGAGAACCGGAACCAGCGAAATAGCCTGCGGTGGTTGAGATGTTGCCGGACACGCTGATCGTGTTCGGGGTGGTGGCTGACGGGCCGCAAGCGACGACGATGCCACCGGTGTTGGTGTTCACTCGGCTGACATGGCCGACGATCTGAATGACGTCCGAAGCGCCGGTTGGGCGGGTGCCAGTCACCCCACCACCGGAAGCAACATACAACGGCTGGTTGATGCTGTAAGCGGCTGTGTTCTGCGAATCAAGGTCACCGACGATGACGGCATGACCGCTGGCGTTGACAGCAATGTCGCCGTCCACAATGCCGATAGCAGGCATCTTGGCTGAGTTTGACGCGTCAGCGGGGGCGACTTCGCACACCTGTGTCGAGCCGACCGTGCCGGTGATGTAGACCGGAGTGCCGTTCGTGATCGTTGAAGCGGTCGTGTTTTTGATGTGGAAGTAGACCAGCCCTGCGAGGTCGCCGTGAATGTGCGGGGCGTACAGGGTGCCGTCAACCGTCAGGTTGCTGGTGAAATGCCCGTCGCCGGTGACATCGAGGCTGTATGCCGGGCTGGTGTTGTTGATGCCGATTTGGTTGTTGGTGGAGTCAACGTAGAGGGTGCCGGAGTCGACGTTCAGCCCGCCGAAAGCGACGGTGTCGCCGGTGCCGACCGACTGGCCGATAGCGACGCTCGGGGTGGAACCTTCGCCTGTCCCGCCGGTGACGGTGACCCCGGTGCCTCCGCTGACGCTCGCAACATAGTTACCGGTGGTTTGGGTGCCGAGCGTGATGTCCGGGTCAGCCCACTTCATGCCCAGCGTCTGAGCCGAGTCTGCGATCAAATACTGTCCGTTGGTGCCGATCCCTAGTCGGGCGGGGGTGTCGTCGGCTTGCCCTGCAATCAAGTCGCCTTTGGCGTCAATGATGGACTTGTTGATCGAGTTCGGGTCGGTGCTGGACGACCATTTGATGCCGGATGCCTGCGCCGAATCTGCGACGAGAACCTGTCCGTTGGTGCCTACCGGTAGGGCGGTGTAGGTGTCGTTGCCGGTTCCGACCAGCAGATCGCCCTTAGCGTCAAACGAAGCTGCGGTCGGGTCGGGCGCCCATTTGATGCCGGTTGTCTGTGTCGAGTCGGCGGTCAAAACATAGTTGTTGGTGCCAACGGGAAGCCGAGCTGGGGTGTCGGCTGCGGTGGCGACAATGAGGTCGCCTTTGGCGTCGAGGATCGTTTTGGAGACGGCGTTCGGGTCGGTTGTCTCGATGGGGGCTTGGGAGACGGATGGTTGGGCGAGCGCCGGGGGGATAGTCATGGCTCGCCTCCTTAGTAGCGGATAATGAAGTTCGTGACCGTAGGCAGGGTGAAACTTGACCCTGAACCACCGTAAGTGTACCCAATGACGCTGAACAGGGCTGAGTAGGTAACGGTGTCCAACGATGCGCCGTTAGCAGATAGCCAGCCGTCGGGAAGGGCGACGCCGGTGTGCCAGCGGATCATGCCGCCGACCGGCATGGAAATGCGAAGTTCGTTCTCGAGGTCGGAGTCTCGGAGGTCGAGTAGGTCACGGGTGCGGGTTGAGATGTCGGTCAGGTCGGTGCCCCGAATTTGGAATAGGAATTCGGGCATTAGTCCTCGCAGGTGACGACGACTCGCCGGAGACGACAGGACTCCAACGACATTTTGAGGCTCATACCGTAACCCTTGTTTGCGTTGTCCACTCGAAGTCTGCTGATGACTCGGATCGGCCAGCCGGTGGTCAACGTGGAAATGGTGACGCTGTCCGTTTTGGCTGATGTGGTAAGGCTCGGCACGTTCGCTGGGGTGACATCCACACAACCGAGCGGTGTGACGGTAGCGGTGACACCTCCGGTGCCGGTGACATACGTTTTGGTTTTGTCGTCAATAATCCATTCGGCCATCACTTCTTTGACGACGAACGGGCGTTGATGCCAATACTCGGACAGGGTGACTGTTCCGGTGGGGCCGGTGGTTGAGTTGGAGTTCGTGGTCCCCCACTTGTAACCCGTCTTGATGGGGAACGGCGCATGCATCGGGAATCGGGTGAGGGAGATCATGGTGACCGGCGACGCCGACCTGGCGATCACAAAGTATTCGTTTCGGGAGTCGGTGCTTCCTTGCGAGATACTGATCTTGTTTAGTCCGGTATCAAAGGTAGTGGGGCCGGATAGGCGTGACCATGTGCCGTTCATGTCTGAGCAATACACATGGCCGGTTCTAAATGCTGCGACGATACGTCCGTTGCCTGCGTTTTGGACAACAAGGTTGTCATCGCCCGAGTTGTAGTTATCCAAGATCACATCGTTGTCAAACGAGGCGATAGACCTGACGCTTGCCCCTGATAGTTCGTACAGGCTTCCGTCAATAGTGCCTTCTTGTACGGAGTCACCGAAGATCAGGCTGCGGCCCAGCACTCCGGCGTATCGCATGCCCTCAAGGGTGTCGCTGGTTGCAAGCAGACGCTGGATCGTGATGGACTGGCCCAATACCCCAACCATTGAGTAAACACCCTCGTTGGTGACTACGAGAATGTCGTTTGTGCGGGGGTAGACGCCACGGATCGAACCGGCGAATTCGTAGTAGTCGGTGGTGGCGAACGTGGTTCGGGTTGCGTCTGAGTAATACAGTTTGGAGCCGTTGTTGCCGGTGTTGAAACAGAACGGTGTCGCCCAGGCAAGAAGCCTGTATCCGGCAATAGCCACATTGTTGACATCTGTGGTGGCGGCTAGAGCGGTCGAGACGCTGGAACTGGTACCGCCGGTAGTTATCTTGGCGATGTTGCCGTCGTAAGCGAAATAGAACCAAGCGTTCGTCGGATCGTAAGCGACCAAACCTTGAAATACGCGGGACGAACCGGGGTCGTAATCGTTGATGCTGCTTGTCGGATTATCGAACGCCTTTTTGAGCATCCGGGGGTAGTAGACAGCCGTTGTGCTTTTCCATGTTGCGAACGTGTACGAAGTACCGCCAACCATCCAATGGTCAAAGATGCCGACTTCAGAAATGCTTGAAGCACTTAGGGTGTAGTAGTCGCTGTAGGGGGTCATCGGCATGATGTCCCCTCGAGGGTGCAAGACGACCTGACTACCGCTCCAAGTATTAGCGGGCTGGTTGTTGACTCGGTCGCCCATGTAATGGCCGCCGGTGAAGTCGTCGTAAGTAATTTGGAAAGCGCCCATCGTCTACTCCCAGGAGGCGTAGTCGTTGGCCCGGTTGAACTTGATGCGCTTGTTGATCGTTGTCCGGTTGTCGTCGTTCAAGGTTCGCAACCAGTTGCCGTACTCCTGCATGTAGAGGCTGGCTCGCTGCTCATCTTGACGGCGGGCACAACACAGGAACGCTGCGTAAGCAACGACGGCATAGTGGTAGGCGACCGGCAGAAGCGGGCTAGCACCGTCGCTCGAGAGGGCTGGCTCGTTACGGAAGTAGTAGAACGTGCCGTTCAGCGACGCCGACGGAATCGGTGTGATCTTGACCTGCGATCCGTAGATCACCCAACCGTAGGACGACTCGGTGTTCTCAGGGTCAAGGTAATCCTCGAGGGGGATTGGTTCTGCGAGAGCGTCGTTGATAACCAGTTTGTTGGCGCGCATGAAGTCCGATGGGAGGGTTGCTGCGCCATTCACCGTGTCGAAGGTGAGGGTGGCGGTCGCTGCGAGCCACCACCAGTCTCGTTCCGCAGAGATACGGTTCAGGGCGTCGTTGAGGCTGGTGTTGACAAACGTGTCGGTGATAAGACCGTCGCCGGATGACGGGATAGCAAGACGGTCTTTGACGGCGGTACGAAGTTCGGAACGGTTCATCAGATCACCATTGCGCTGTAGTTCTGCGCCCCATTAGAAATCAGTTTGAGGATCGGTGCTGTACCGTCACCAGGGATGGACAAGGTCATGCCGATGGCCACGACATAGCAGTCGTCGCCGTTCACCGTCGGATCAGGGATACCTTTGGTTGGGTCACCGAACGTGAAGAAGATCGGATCACCGCTCGTTGTCCGGTTCGTCAGAATGAGGAACGAGCACGGGTTGTTGAACGTCACCGAGTCCACCGTTGACGGTGTCAGAACAGCATGTTTTGCGGTGTTCACGGTGTACGAGGCCATTACTTGCCTTTGGTGTTCATCGAGTATTGACGGCGGTTGCCACCCTCAAGGTGGCCGAGGTCTTGAACAAGCGCCCAATGCAGTTTGTCGGCAAGTTCCTGACGCTTGTCTTTTTCTTCCTGCTCATGAGCGTCCCGAATTTTTCGGTTGCGTTTCATGATGTCCTCAGCGAGTTGCTTGCCTTTCTGCCAGTCACCCTCGATCAGTTTGACGATCAGAGTGTGGTCGCAACGGTCATGTGAACAAGCCACATACGGGGTGTTGGTGGCATCCACCATCCACACCTCGAACCGGTTCGCAAGCGGGTTGAACATGAGAGAAGCCGACGGGTCGCCCCGCCAGCCGGACTCATCTCCACGCTGAATCCTGGTTGCGATGTCGTACACATCCCACGACACCTCAGCCATTTCAGACCCACCTTCGACATTTCCCATAAGGTCTGCTGCACGAATCATGGTGGTCATCCTAGACGACGAGGCCGGTCACCGTTCGGTAACCGGCCCCGTCGATTGGAGGGATGTTGTTGGTCAGGCGCCGGTTGCGTGGAACCGAACAACGACAGCCGAAACGTCAGTCGTTGAAGGAACCTCTGCGAGCGGTGCGCCGTCGGTGCTGGTGTCGACCCAATACAGTTTGATCTTGGGTGCCGACGTCGATCCGTCCCATGCCGGAACATAGCCGTCAGTCGTTGCGACCGACAGCCAGTCCAAGCGGGTGAGGCCGAGTTGTGCGAGGGTCACAGCCTCTCCGCCCGTCGCGTACGACGAGTCGAAGGTGACCGTGCCCCGCACTTCGCGGCGACTACCGGGGACTTCAGACGCCCAGGTGATGCTGCTCGAAGCCGCCATCTTAGATCGTCACCTCGGTGACGTCCTTGATGACGAAGTGGGCGTGGCGCGGCTTGCAGGCGAGTTCGCCGTACATG